TTCGAGTCTGCTGCTGGTAGTATGGCTGAAGGTCTTAAGTCAGCTACCTTTGACCCAGTGTCAGGAGAGCAAAGAACAGGTGGAGGTTCTGAGTTCCTAGGTGTGCTGCAAGATGTTGCTAGTAACTCTCTGCTATCAGGTATTGGTGGCCTCTTTGGTGGCAGCTCAGGAGGCTCTGGAGATTCTGGCTCTAGTATGGGCACTGTTATCTGCACTCGTATGCACGAATTAGGATATATGGATGATGATACTTATCTGGCTGATTCGATATACGGTGCTATTATTAAAGAGTTTAATCCTGAGCTGTTTGCGTGGTACCATTCTTGGGCTATACCTTTTGTTGCTAACTGGTTACATGGTCACACTCTGGCTAGTAAGCTTATGATTCAAGTAATGCGCCCAGTAGTGGCAGTATGGTCAGCTTATATGAAACATCAAGTAATAGTGGCAGCTAAAAAGGTAGCAAAGGTAGGTGCTCAATGGCAAGTTTAATTGATGCTTTGATGGAAGCCCAAGCTGGTATGAATCAGCAATTTGGGCAATATGCTATGCAGACTCAGGAAGCTACTAAAGCTATTAGTGACAGCGCTTCCACATCAGCACAACTTAAAACTGAGGTTGAAGCTCAGAAACTTAAGGATGATAATGCTGCTATCAATGTTGGTAAGGTTCTTGCTAAAGCTCTTGGTGCTGACCCTAATGCTGCTAATTACAGGATGGAGAAGCTCTCTGCCACTAAGGCACAAGCTACTGATGAAGCCCTTGCAGCTACACAAGAGTATGAGCAACTTAGCCAAGTAGGATTCTTAGATAATCCTCTTGAGTGGCTACTTGCTCAGTTCCAAAAGGATTCAGTAGCAGAGAAAGCTAATGCTGCTACCCAGACTTCATTACTGGCAACCCAAGAAATCAATGATATCAATCAGCAGATTCAGCAAGGAGTAATGACCAGTAAGATAGTATCTGAAACTGTTAATGAGGATATTACTGCTAAGAAGCTGGAACTTGCAAGTGCTGCTAATAAGCAAGCTGCTGAGGAGCTGAAGCTTAAAGGTATTAACGCTAATGTGGATGCACTTAAAGCTGTCATGTCTGGCAATCAAGCTATGATATCAGCAGCTGCGCATCAAGACTCAGTAATACTTCAGCATCAAAGTATGGCTCAAGCAGAGCGGCACTTCCAAGCTAATCAAGCTATGGCTGAGAAACGTTATAATCTTGATGTAGCTCAGTTCAATGCAGCTCAAGAGCAACGCTCTATTGCTAACGACTTCAAGCAGCAAAGCATGGATTTCGCCCAAACCAAGTGGGATGCTAAACAAGAGCAAGATGCTAATAAGCTAATACTTGATTTGGAAGATAGGGCTGCTAAAGCTGATAAGGCTGGTAATAAGGATGAAGCTAAGAAGCTAAGAGATGAACTTACCACTACTAAGAAGCAATTTGAACTTGATAAGGCTCTTGCAGTTCAAGAAGGTAAGAAAGATTTGGTTGCTCGCTATAAGCAAGTAGTTGCATCTATTGGTGCTGATAACCTTATCTATATCCCTGATAATATCTATGACGCTGAAAAGGTTATTATTGATGGTCAGAAACGTGCTAAGAATCCACAAGATTCTCTTAGCATTGCTTGGAAAGCAGTTAATGATTCTATGGCATCAGTTAAGAAGCAGTATGAAGTAGCACCAGAAAAGCATCCAGTTATTCCTTTTGGATTTACTCCAACTGAGGCAGCTATTAATAGGCAGGTTCTTAACCCTAAATTGGAACCATCCCAGGCTAGAACTGCTAAAGCTATTCAAGATAGAATTGACTATGAGATGCAAGCTATTAAGAAAGAGGATGCTAATATTAGCATGAAAGAGCTTAAAGTAGAAGCTGACTCCAGAGTGGTAAAGCACTTCACTGAAGCCATGATGAATCCTGAATCTAGTGATTTGACCAAACTACCTAAACCTGCTGAGCTTGCTAATTTTGCTACTGCTAAGAAAGGCGGCAAGTTCTTCAGTAAGTATTTAGCTCCTAAGATAGCAGAGGGTAATCTTGATACCAGCTTTGAGGAGATAAGCTCACTTGCTGAAAAAGCTCTGACCTCTAAAGATGTTAATATGAATGAGCTAGCTAAGGAGTTATCAGGACTATATTCAGAGGCTATTACTTATAACAATGCTAAACAAGGTTATAGCCGCTTTGGTATTCCTATGATGAATAGCTATATGATTAGAGGTATTGGTGAGCGCGAGCTTGATATGACTAATCCTACTGATGTTAAGACAGCTCTTATTTACCAGATAACAAGGTCTGGCCCTATAGGTAGCGCTCTGCATGGTATTGCCCCGGGGGCTACTGACTGGTTTGCTAGCAAGCTGGTAGAGAGTCGTAACCCAGAAGATGCTACTAGAAGATAAGGAACCTTTATGGAAACTATTGATAATAACTCAGAGAGCCAGGTTGCTAGTATCCCAGGGCAGCCAGAATATGACTTCCTAAAAGCTGCTGGCAATCATGCTCTTGCTAATGGGGATATGACTGCACTTGAAGCTATTGGGGCTGGTGTCAGAACTGGCACTGGTATATGGGCTGGCGCTACTGCTGGCTCAGCTTTCGGCCCAGTAGGTACTGTCATTGGTGCTGCTATTGGCGGCATCACTGGCTATGACTGGAAAACTACAGCGGCCACAACTGTTAGCGCTGCTAATCAACTTTATAATAGCACAATCAGTATTGCTAACTTCTTACCAGGAGTGGAAATGCAAGAGCAACAAGCTCATGACTGGATGCAATCTCTTGATAACGACTTGGCTCAATACTATGTTCTGCATAAAGAAGGTATTGATACTGCTGGCTTTATAGCATCCTCCATTCCTGCTGGCCTTGGCGCTCTTAAAGTGTATAATTATGGGGCTAAAGCTCTTGATACATTTGCTAAGACTGGTAAGATCGGCATTGGTATGAGTGAGGCTACTGGCTTATTGACAGGTAAGCAAGACTTTTTGTATGGTGAAGCATTGAAATCCATGGCAAGCAATAGCAATGTATTTAGTGCTCTTAATGCTAACTTTATTAAGGCTGCTGCGCTTGGTGCCGGAGAGCAAGCTATTCAAGGTCTGGTATTTGAAGCTGGTGTGCAGACAATGCTTAATGCCAGCCCAATACTAGATGAGCAGGATGCTGGTGATATAGCTCATAACCTTTATACTGGCGCTTGGGTATCAGGCTTGGTAGGCGGTCTTGGCAGTGCTGTAGTACGAGGTGTAGGTATTGCTAAGGAGCTATCATCCATTAATAAGAAACTTATGGGTGCTCAATGGCAAGATGGTATCTCAGTCGGTAGCAAGAAGTTTGAAGAGCTTGCTGTCAGTTTTGAGAATCAAGCTAAGCTGGACACTACTCCAATCGGTGACGATGCTGCCCTCAATGCTCTTAAGGCTCAGAAGCAGGCTAGAACTAATAATGCTATTGATGACAATAGAAGGCAGATTTGGAGAGAGCTTGTTGCTGGTGAAGACGATGTAGCTACTAATCAGATTCATGAAGTCACCAACATGCTATGGCTTAAGAATGGTCAGAAGATGGATGCTATTGCTCAGCACCTTAATGGTTTGGTAGGAGTGGCCCGCAAAGGCGTCATTACTAAAGCTGAGAAGGTAGTTGAGGAAGTCAAGACTGCTATCAATGCTGGCAAGCAAATTGCTGATGACCAGTATGCTGTCATTGACCGTTATAGCAGTAAGCTATTAAATACTTGGGGTGAGAGGATGGGTCAGCTTGACTCTGAACCTCGCCTATTTAATAGCTTGTGGGATAAGCTCGGCAATGGTCAGAAAGTAGTACTTAAAGATAAAGCTGTCATTGCTGGCGATTCCAAATATGTCATTAACCCTAATAAGGTATGGGATGCTAGAACCGTTACTGATGTGGCTGAGGCTAATGCTCGCACTTTGTGGGCGCATAAAACTGGTATCATGCTTAAGCCAACTCAGATACTAGGAGAGTATGACATTCCAATGCTGGAGAAAGCTTATAAGGAAATGCGTGATGCCATGTTGCCAAGCATTAGAGTCATATCAGAATCAGGTAAGGAGCAAGTTGTTACTAGCGCTGATGATATGCTCAAGCTGCTAACTGACTCCAAGAAAGTTGTTATTGAGAAGCATTTGCAGGAGGGTACTCTGTCAGAGGATGCTATATCCAATATTGCTAATGTCAGGCAAGGGGCTATCAGAGGAACTGAGGTAAATACTGCTAACCCTGAGCGTGACATATTTGCACTCCAGTCTTATGAACGTGATTACCAAGAGCTTCATGGTATCAGTAAGCTTAAAGGAGCTGGTCAGGATATTCTAATGCAGCCTAATCAGCTTAAACTGGTATATGATACTGAGGCAATACTTGGTGATTCTGCTAATGCAATACCATTTATGGCTAATATCAGAGCACAGCAGAAGATATATGAGCAAGCAGCGGATACAGCAGTAGCTTCAGTACTTGGTGAGTCAGTATTCAAGCAGCTCATTAAAGTGCCAACTCAGATGATGAGAGAGGTAACAAGAGCTGGCGCTGGCGGCGGTATGCTCAAGTCTGCTGATTCTAATTATCTGACAGCAGGTTCAGTATTTGAGCGTATTGGTACTGTCTTTCATCGCACGCTGCAGGAAACCAAAAATGCTGTCAATGCTAGTCTGCATCCTGTAGCCTATAAGCTTTATGGCAATCAGAAAGCTACAATGGATTATGTTACTGTAATGCATCAAATTGGCAATACTGGCGAGCGCTATAAGCTGCATCCTACTGAAATGAAGCTAGTACATGAAAGCTATGATGAAGTGCTTGCTGGCACTAAGGCTCTTAATGGCGATGTGAAACTTGAGATTCCTATCCAAACTGAGGAAGCTTATAATCTTATCAGAGCGCATAGGGATTTGAATAAGGTAAGACTTAGTAAGTTTGAGCAAATAAGAGCACTTGGTAATAGTGGCAAAATCTATGATGGTGATATTATCTATGCCCCGCCTGTCAATCTTAAGGATTACCCATATTATGCTTTCGTATCAGATAGCCATCAACTGACTGGTACTGGCGCTACTAAGATGATATGGGCTACTGACCCTGAGAAGCTGGAAGCTAAACTTGCACTGATACCTGAGGAATTCCAAGCTGGTATTGTAAGAAAGCCTGCTGCTGTTACAGGTAAGGAGGTAGATAGATGGAAGAAAGCTATTGGCGATTACGAGAGAGGGGATTCTCTTACTGATAACTATTTCGATAGTGCTCTTGGTAGATCAGGGGCAGCATCAGAATATCTGCCACCAACTAAGGATTCTCTCATTGTAGATCATCTGATGGACTGGCACTATAGGCAGGAGCGTAATCTTCTTGATGAGACATTTGGTGCTTTCTATAGCAAGGAATTTGATGAACTCCAGAAGCTGGCAGAGAGATGGTCAGATAAGAATCTTAGCAGACTTGGATTCCAAAAACCAGGAGAGCTTGCTAAGGAGCAAAGCAATAATCCTTACCTGAGCTATATCCGTACTGCTCTTGACATGCCTAATACTGATAAGATTCCAATGAAGCTTACTCAAGACTGGGCTGATAAGCAAGTCAGTAAGCTATGGAATGAGGCTAAGCATAGTCTTGGCAGTGCTGTTAAGCAAGATGACTTGGATGCTATTAATAAAGCATTTCAAGATGCGGGTATCAATACTGTTAATTACGATGCTGTAGCTTATGCACTTGCTAACCATGAGGTTCCTAGGGGCGCTCTTGGTACCTTTGTCAGAAGGGCTAATAGCATTGTTGCGGGCATAGGTCTTGGCCTTGATGCTCTTAATGCTATCAATAATAGGGTTGGCTCCCTTGTCATGCTTGCACCTGAGACTCAGTTCTTACTGGATAAGATTAAGGCTGGCAATACTGATGCGGTTGGAGCGCTAGCTCAGCTTGGCAATGTCACCATTCCTGGCACACAGCATAGCTATCTCAGTACTCACAAGCTTATTGCTAATGCTCTTAAGGATAGCTTCAAACCTGAAATGCGCGCTTGGGCTGCTGAGAGAGGATTCAGTACTAGACATGTGAATGATGTATCAGATATTGTGGATACTCTTGCACTTACTGGTAAGGAATACCAACTTGATTTGGAAGGTAAGATTACTCTTGCTTTCGACAAGACTCAGAGATTCCTTAAACGAGGTTCTGAGCTGACAGGTAATGCTTATGCTGAGGAGATGACTAGACTGACAGCGGCTCTTGTGGCTAAGCAGATTACTGATATTGCTGTCAGTCAAGGCATCATCACAGAGAGGCTTGCCGAATCTGCTATTCAGACATTTGTCAATAGAACTAATGGTATCTATCTTGCTAGCCAGCGACCAATGATGTTTAATGGCCCCATCGGTCAAGCTGTAGGATTATACCAAACTTATACTATTACAATGATGAATAACTTCTTTCGCTATGTCAGTAATGGTAGTGCTAAGAGTGCAGCTTTGATGATGACAGCTCAGGGTAGCATATATGGCATGTCAGGGCTGCCAGCATTTCAAGCTATCAATACTCATATTGTAGGTGGCGCTGCTGGTAATGGCGACCATACTGACATGTTTGCTAAAGCTTATGCTAGTATGGACAAGGATGTAGCTGATTGGTTCATGTATGGTGCGCTATCCAATGTTGGTGGACTCATTCATCCAGGCTTGAAAACTAATATGTATACTAGGGGTGATGTCAATCCAAGGAATATAACAGTGGTGCCACTTAATCCTGCTGATATTCCTGCTGTCAGTATTGGTGCTCGCTTCATTAGTAACTTTGTAGATACAGTGGATAAGATTGCTGGAGGCGGTTCTGTAACTACTAGCTTGCTGCAAGGCTTAGAGCATAACGGAATCAGCAGACCTCTTACTGGCTTGGCGCAAGTCCTAGAAGCTTTCGGCCCTACTGGTAAGAGTTATGCAACCAGCAGACAAGGTTCACTGATTGCTGCTAATGACCTTATGAGTATGGTGAATCTGACAAGGCTGGCAGGCGCTAAGCCAATGGATGAAGCTCTTGCTCTTGATGCCAGTTATCGTAGTACTGTCTATAAGGCTAAACATGATGACCAGATGAAAGCATTGGGGTCAACTATTAAGAGTAAGGTAACTGGTAATCAGGAGCTTACTGAGGATGACTTGCATAGCTTCCAACAAGAGTATATCAAACTAGGTGGTAAGCAGAATGGATGGAATAGATACTTTGCTAGATTACAAAAGGATGCTAATGTTAGCGTAAGTAATAGGATAAGCAAGCTGATGAAATCACAGGATTCCATTCACATGCAGAATATGATGGGTGGGATACAGCTTAATGATTTCACTCAACCTGAGAGTGAAGAATAGTAGCTGATACTAGATTGCTCTGAATGACAAGGATGTTGCACTGTCCTAGCTGGTATCAGTACTGGCTAGGACTTTTTTATGCTTGCTAAGATGCTATTAGTTAATAAATCTAGCTATTCTTTGCTCCAAGATAGCTAGATACTTGGTCATAATAGCCTGTTGTTGAAATAGTAATTCCTTATCGATATCTTGCAACACATGAAACTGATGCGTTGACGTAAAGAATGTAAGTTTTGTATGCCTATCATTCAGTTCTTTGTATTCTTCTACTACCCGCTGCTCATGAGGTTGTAGCAATTCAAAGCCTGATATTTTTAATTCTGCCATAATATTCTCCAAGTTAATATTAATTAATGCTTACTGCTAGTCACAATCTCAACCTCCTTGTTACCTTCCTTCATATCAATGATATGCTGCACTAGCCCTTGCGCTGTCGGGATGGTATTAACACTGACAGCCATATTCTCCCTCTTATTGACAAGTGCCCTGGTAGCTTGCTCAGCCATTTCGCCCACTTCATACATGCCATCTTGGGCAATACCGCAATAGCTGAATATGATGCCAAAGAAGGTACTCATATCATAAGCATCAGATCTCAATCCTTCATTAAGAAGTTGCTGCAATTTGGGATGCTTAAGTGCTATCTCCATGTTAAGCTCAATAAGCTCCCTAGGAAGTAGCTGGTAATAGAGCTGATTTCCATCGCTGTCAAGTCCAGCGGGCCTACCATCAATATCATCTAACTTTTCTAACATTCTGTCATTCATTTTGATTCTCCTGCCTAATAATATATTCTGGGTGACCCAGTTGTGCTATCAAGTCAGCCATCATTTGGGGCCAATACTTATAGCGATGCTTATGGCGCTGATTATAGATATGCTGTAATACTTTATAATTAGTGCATACTACCCTCTCTTGCAGCCAACCCTCTGGCAGATTATCCTTAAGTACAGTGACGTCATGATAGGCTGGATGGTCTGGATTGTGGTAATCAAGCAGTCTAGCATTGAATGTTACTATTGTTCCTGGATGGGTGTTAGGACTGAAGTCGTTAGTAGCTACTGCTCTCTTACTGAGAGTGTGCATAGTACTGGCTGACTGCTTAGTAATACCAATTCTATAGGTGTCAAACTCTTGCCAGAAACCTCTGGTACCCTGTATGAATAACCATACTTGGATGCTTTCCAAGAATTTAGATTCCCCTGAATTGCCTCCCATATGAGCCAGCTTCTCTGCTCTCTTAATAGCTTTAGGTAGCTGAACTTCCCACCAAGACTGTAGGTCATTACTATGATCGTAATAGCTGAGAGACATTCCTAATAGAGCTTGCTCCCAACCAGCCTCTTTAAGCTTAGTTAATATCATACCCTATAATCCCTCACCGTTAAGTTGCTTAACTATCAGTTCTGCATAGCCTGCAATGTCCCGCCATGAGTCATCATAATTTGGGTCACCATTAAGGATGCGACCTATCTTGTGAGCTATCATTTCAAGTGCCTCTTTTTGGCTTGCCGATAGCAATGCCCAGTTAGTTTCAACTTCATCTACTGAATTATTCATAACTTCCTTCAATGCTTGCGTAATAGCTGCATGACCATCAAAAGGCCCATAGCGATTACCACGTTCTTGCAAAGTTGCTTCAATATCATTGCTCATATCCTATCCTCTTTGGTGCTTAATTGTTATTTTGCCCATTATCTCATCAATGCTAAATTGCCTGAGACAATCATGACACTCCATTATCTTCCTACTATAATATACTCTCCAAGCTGTGCTTCCACACGCTGGACATTTATGATAGCCCATTAGTGCATACCTCTCTTACCTCTTACCAGTACTTCCGAAACCGCCAGTACCTCTATCAGTAGTCATGCTAAAGTTATCAACTTCGATAGCGGCAATTTGCACAGGGCTTATTACTGGTAATATAAACATTTGGGCAAACTTATCTCCAGGCTGGAAAGTAATAAGTCTATCCTCGCTATTAGCCAAGGCTCTTATCATCAACTCACCCTGATAATCTGAGTCAATGAATCCAAGAGTATTAGTAAGGCGGAAATCAGAACTTGATCTTGGGGCTAGAATAGTAATCAAACTGCTATCATTAGTCCATAAGTGCAGACCTGTTCTGATAACCGTAAGAACACTGTGATGTAGTGTTATTGGTCTCTCCTCTGCCACATACAGGTCAATACCTGCGCTGCCAGGAGTACTTGGCACTAGCCCTTTTTCATACAGTTCTAGCTCTTGTGCTATTTCAGTTCTTATGTATTGCATCATTTTGATTGCTCCTGCTGCCTCTCAGCACACTCTTTAAGTTTATCCATATCAGCATCAGCTACTGGATATGGTATCATACCTGCCTCTTGTACCTGTTGGCAGAATTCATCAATAGCCTTATGCTCTTCCCAAATACCAAAGAAGAACATTATAGCTTGTATTACTGCGCCTATCATATCCACATTATGACTCCTATTATTGTGATGGTGACATCCTTGTCATGGATTCCTAAATCCTGACTATCCAGTAATACCAAATACCTTACTCAGTATCGGTATTGCATCCTTACCAAGTAAGGCTACTAACATCAGAGCAGTTCCCCACTTAGAGGCCCAAGCTCTTATAGCTTTAATTTCATCTAAGACTTCATCAAGTCTTTCCGCGATAGCATCAACTCTTTTATCAAGAGAAGCATGTGCTACCTTTAGGTTAGTACATTCTTCTGGTGTTGGCATAGTAATGGCTCCTTATGCTATTAGGCGTTTTTGTTTTTCGGTCATCATCCGACCTTCTCTAGTGAAACACGCCCAAACTCAAAAGTCCCAGTAGCACCAGCCTTAAACACCACCCAGATATTGAGAGCGTTCATCAGCGTTTGCCAGTCGCCCCACAATATCGGCTTACTGACTAGGGTTAATTCAACATCATCTGTAATTGCATCAAATCCAGAGCCAGGATCAGCGCCTTGATTGTTTGCGTTCCAGTATGTTGACGAATTAAACAAACCGATTTGAACAGCTCTTAAATTAGCCGCGCCGGTGCGTTTGCATGACATACTGAAACGCACAATATCACCATTAACGAAAGCTGCTTTATCGATTGTTGGCCTGATAAATATGCGGTCGTTGTCGTTAGTAGTGCCACCAATCAATGCCACAATATTTTGCCCGTAACCATCTGAGCGATTAGCAACCGAAAACGTGACTGTTCCCGTGCCTGCTCTTGTATCCCATCCTGCCGAGCAGTTTGTAGGGATATTGCCTGAAACGCCTGTGCCTGATGCCGCCTGAGTGCCCAGCATCAATGGATTTCTTACTGCTTGTTTGCTGGCGTTGTCGTAGTTATAAGACAAATTGCCATCAGTAATAAGAGGAGAAGCAACAGGATACTGGCTAGAAAACGTGGCAAGCAGCAGCTTGTAAATCTGGTGCATACCGTTGGAGTTTGGATGAATACCTGTCGCATCACTCCAATAGCTTGTCACGCCATTTCCAGTGCTTTTGTTTGTTAATGCCGCATTGGCCGGGATTAAAACAAAATTTGGATAAATATCAGCCAATCGACGAATAGCTTGATTGATTCTAAGAATTTGTTTTTTCTTGGCTAAACTGTAGCTTGAGCCAGTTTCAAGGATAGGCGTTATTTCAGCACGCCAGTATTTGATGCCGTTGCTCGCTGCAAGGTCAGCCATGGCTGTTATATTTGCAATGGTATCGGCCTCGGCTACGGTGCCAGAATTAACGTCATTGATCCCGCAGTTGTCATAGATAACAGCCGGATTTAACGACAGTACATGCTCTGAAAAATTAGCTAACGTTTCGGCGCTGGTGGTGCCTGATACTGCACGATTTCTAATGTCGTAGTAGTTACCAATAGCCGCATTAAAATTATGTAAAAAAGCCCTTTGATTTGTGAAGTTATCAACTAACACATTGATAGCCATGCCCGCTTTTGCGGTCGGGCTTGCGGTTAATGTCATGCTGTTAATAAATGTGATCGTGCTGGTTGCTGAATCATACGTTGCAACTATTTTTTCACCGTTCCACTCCTCTTGAGCAACACCTGATATAAAAATGGTTTGTCCTGGTACTGTGTTACCGCCAAACGTGCCAATTGTGCCTATATTGCCGGAGCCTGATAGCGTGACTGCTGAATCAATATAGTTTTGACCGGCATTAATGCTGTCGCCGATTACGACCAAAACAGGTTTATTTAAAAATTCACCAGACCAACTACTAGTGTTACTAATATTACTACCGCTATCCCATAGCAAATCACCATTGCTATTCTTACATAACCCTACACCACTTGGTCTGTCACCAGCGTAAGGTAAATCACTTGGTCTTATTCTATCACTCATAATATGTTACTCCTGGGCAATGCCCTTAATAGGAATTAAGAAAGTTTTGTTTCTTCTGCTGCTAACCATGATGGTTTAATCAATGCTGTATCAGCAATTGCTCTTGCAGCATGTACTGCTAAGAAGCCATTACCCTTAGCTGTCTTTACTGCCTGAATCTTATTAGTAGCTTGTAGCTCTGCTACCAAATTGGGAACATCAGAGAGCTTATCAACATCAGTATGTATTAGCTTCATGATTTCTGCCATTGTTACTGGTTCATCTGCTGCATTAATGGCAGCTAAGATTTTGTGAGTTATTGCTGAGTTTCTTCCCTTACCAAAGTGGCCCATAGCTTTAGGCATTTGGTACTCAGCGAAGGTCAGTAGCGTGTTAGCCATAAGAACATCACAAGAATGAATCTCTCTTGATAACCTGGCTGCTGCACATACTAATGATAGTTTTAATAAGTGAGTTAATCTTCGACCTGAGTAATGCTCAAATCTAGTATCCTCTAATGGTTTCCAGCTATGATAGAGCTTTTCTACTAACTGCTCTGCTTGCTCTGTATGTTTTGCTGCACCAATACAAGTGCTCTTGATTTTATGCATCATTGCTACTATTGCTTCCACATCCGTATTACTAGGAGCTTTAGGGATAGTAATCTTGCGACCAGTAGGTTCTGCATGAATAAGAAGTAATCGACTGAAGAATCCCTGACCTTGTATGTCTGGCGGGAAAGCCTGATTGAAACCTTCATGGGTATTACCAGCAATAATATTAATGGTAGGGTTGTTAATATAGACTGCTTTAGAATGTTTCAGTTTCCTGTCATACACTCCAGCATAGTCCCAGAGTGTACCTAATAAGCTGATGAAGTCTACGTTATTACGGCCGATGAAGTCTACAAACTCATCGCTAGCAATATACATTTCAGCTATATCTAATAGCTCTGCTGCTTCTTTAGGATTATCTGAACCGAATATGCTAGACTCAAATGATTGTTCTGGACTGGTATCAGTTTCACCACTCTCAGTGCCCCAAGTAAGCTCATGTAGTTCCATTAAGAATTTCTCTAAGCTAATCTTTTCAGGTGCGAAACTACCATAACCATAACGCTTAAGAAGCTTTTTAGATTGCTTAATAGCGGTTGATTTCCTAGTAGCTGGCACTCCTATTATTTGGATAAAGCTATTGGGTAATAGCTCTCCATCGCCAAAAGGGAAAACGAATTGTCTTCCTAACATTGCACCTAATACTGATATTGCGCACCAGCGATGTACTGTTAGAGAGGCTTCTGTATTGTGAGGATATCCACAATATTTAAAGTAGAGTGTAAAGAATGATTCTTCTGGGTAGGTATTAATATCAAGCATGACATGCGAACTCCCCGAACACTTTATTTCTTAGCTCAGTAGCTTTATTTATTGCATCCTCTTTGTTACTAAATCTACCACCATCGTATCTCTTACCTTTACATGTTACTAATACACGCCAATAGCCTTTATCAAAAGATACGTTTTTACTTCCGTGTGTATTATTTTTCTGCAAAGATTTATTAGCTTGATTTTGTGTTCTTGTAGCTAATCTTAGATTTGACCAACGATTATCTTTTCTATCCCTATTAACATGGTCAACCTCAAAAGATTCATCTGGATACTTACCTGTCATTAGTATTACAGCTATAATGTGTGCTCTAAAATAGCTACCTCTGGTTTTAGCAGTAATGTAACCATCGTGCACACTGGTAATTAGTGTGCCTTTTATGAATTCAGCACCATTGAAATACCTATAATACATGTTGCCACAGTCTGGCTCGTATAAAAATAGGTTATTCCAGTCCACTATAGATAGTACTTTGTATTTTTCATACATAATATCTGCCTTGTTAGGCTGGTTAGGTTATTGGGTTAGGCAGTACTAGCTTGGAATCATTCCTTGCTGTCCGCCCATGATTTTCCTCCACTGGATAAGTCAACTGGTATTCTCATTCTTCTGGTTACTCCCTTAATATCAGTAACATCAAGTGTACTAGCTTCTAACATGCAATCTGCTACCTGTTGTGCTAATGCTTCATGTCCTATTCTTGTTTGAAATAATAAACTATCATGTATTTGTGCGTTCATTTTAAAGTTATCACTATTAGGTTTCCATACTCTATCAAATACTAAGCGGGTTGCTAGATTAAGAGCTTGTGCATTAGTACCTTGTGGCAGATGCGCTACTAATGCTCTTAGCACGCTCTTATTCTTAATTGGGTCACCGAAACAATATCGTACCCAACCATAAGGATTTACTAGCATCCTGCATTTCAATACTTGCTCTTTAATCCATTGCGGATACTCCTTAGATACTACTGGATAGACATTATCAAATAGGTCACCAAGATACTTAGCCACCTGCTTAGGAGTCCAATACTTAGGAAGTCCTAACCTGGATTGCACTCTAAAAATATTAGCTAAGCCCATGCTATCAATAAGAGTTTCCTCACCCATCAGATAGTTCTTACCATGGTTAACTGGCTTACCTAACTGGCGCAATTCCTTATCAACCTGCTCATAGGGCACACCAAAAAACATGCTAGCATTTGACTTATGGAAATCCCTATCAGACTCCACGTTATCAATCAGTACTAAGTCGCCAGTAATATATCCAGTGTCTCGTGATTCAGCCTGTGCATAATCAGCTTCTGTTATCAGGAAGTCCTCATCTGCTTCAATGAACCTTTTAATACCGCCGCTTCTTGGAATGTTTTGAATATTAAACCCTGTCCAGAAGTGGTGGCTCTTAGACTTATTCCTCCCAGTATCAGTAGTAGGGTTAAGACTATATAATACGCGACCATTAAAATGTTTTTCTTCATTGAGGTATGTGCTTACTAATTTAGCGGCTTTAGCATAGTTACTTATCAGTTCAACTAACAGAGCTATGAATGGATGCCTATGACTAACTCTATTCATTACTTTAGCATCAGCGTTCTTAACGTCCTTGCAGCCTAGAATATGTAATAGCTTAAGATTCTGCTGAGAACTGCCAGGATTATAGTTAGCATTACCGATACTAGCACGAAGCTCAGCAAGCGCAGCTTCCTTCTTACTTTGATGCTCAGCTTGTACTTCATAGAACTGCTCATAGTTTACTGCTAACCCTGTTGACTCCATTAAGAAATTAGGTGCTACTGTTTGGAAACTTAGCAAGTAATTGTGCTTAGCCCAGGCTGGTGACTCTACTAACCACTGAATGAAAACCCATGCAGTATGCCAAGTATCAAGAGCATTATAGTAGTAGAGGTCATAAGTATTACCAGTATCACCTTCATTCTTCCAGAAGCATGACTGACGGATATAGAATGTGGCGATAATGTCAAGGGCTTTAGGAAGTTCCGCATACCAAGCATGATGACACAATTGAGTATCAAACATATAACCAGCAAGAGGGATATTATATCGTTGTAAGTAAGCTGCATCATATTTTCCATTCTGTAGTATCTTAGGTGTTTGTGGTGTGTTATTGAATTTAGCTAGGTATTGATAGCGGATATGGTAATCATCCTCCTCCAGATTATAAGGAAGTGGCATCACATAGGTGCGAGTAGTCCAGCTGCCTTTGCGCTCATTAAAAACACAAGTGTAACTGATACAGCTAATGCTAAGATCAGGCCTAGTCTCGATATCAACAGCACATAAGCTAGCGTTGCTAATGCTATCAAAAGCGACATCATAATCATCCAGAGTCTCCAGTATTTTCCAATTAAAAGTATCAGTAGTTACCCAGTTAGCTGGTTTCGTAAACTTACTGATATATCTTTCCAGCAAGAACTTACCATGAGACACTGTCAGGCATTGCTTAAGAGGATGCACAAAAAGGAAGTGCATACCGCTTGCCTGATGAGTAACCCAGCTACCAGCATAGTTATCAAGAGTCTGCTCTTTGCTACTAGCTGTATGGCACAGTAAGGGTATCAGGGATTGCTGAGTTGTTATGATATGAGTAGTGCCAGTCTTACCATATTGCAGCACAATCTCCTCAATGAAATCATGCTGCCTAAGTGAGAAGCTACTGACATGCTGTCGTAGATGTGATAGGAAAGGGCGATCAGCCTCAAGTCCTAGAAATAAGATTTTCATAATGGTTACTTTCTCCCCCTGCTAGGCAGCGGCTTAATATCCTTACTTACTATTACTATACCTTCACCTTTAAGCAGCTCTAAGTTATGAGCTATTACAACGCCAAGCTCCGCATCAGGAGTCTTATGCTTAAGTTCTGGATACCATTTAATAGTAAGTGTAGCTTCATATTGTGCCATAACTGCCTCCTGCTATTCCATAAATTCAATAAAGAATCTAGCTTCAATACTTTTCTGCTTAGCCAGTTTCATATTAGTAAAGTATCTATTAGGTAATCCTTTTGCTAATGCCCAGCCACTGATACCTGCGAATACTACAGGATAGGCTACTACTTGGGGTACTGCAAATCCTTCTCGCAAAATATAGTAACCGCCAGCTATTCTTACTAACCCTTCAGGTGCTGTTATTAGCATCCACCATTTTCTTATTTGGCGCTCAATGCCCTTAATGCTTTTGCTCATCTGCTGACTCCATTATTGCTATTGCTTCATCTAGTGACATGTATCTTACCTCGCTTATACTTAGCTGGTAACTTCCTAATCCTTGGCTTTCTACTGTGATTACTGTGTCTCCTAGCTGTTGGCTGTGATTGTTGAACCATAGCTTTACTAGCACTTCCAAATCCGCTATTGCTGGTATCTCCTGCGCGCTCATACAGAGTCCTCGCTGTTGCTGCTATCACTAGGCTGTTCAGGCTTAGCATTATCAGTGCTGCTATTATCAACTTCATCTGATTTCTCCAGTGACTTAAGACATAACTTAGCGATAGCAACAATGCGCTGATTAGCTGCTGCCTTAGCTTCATGGTATGCAATGGTATCTTTCAATTCAGGTATTGATTTCTTATATAGCTCCTGTCTGATTTCTTTCTTAGTTAATTTTGGTGTTGATACTGCTGTCATTACTTTTCTCCTTATCTTTATACCAGGTTCTTGATCTTTCTGATTGAACAAATTTAGCGCACTCAACATGGTAACGCCTTGCACGCTGGTTAGTAGTAAGAGGTTTCTTACATAACTTACATATGATAACTCTTGGTTCTGTGTTACTTACATGTGACATTACTTTAATCCTCTCAGTTAAGAATGCTAAAATAATGAGCCACTTCCTTGTGGCAATATCATCCTTACTACCAGGCTACTGGCTAAGCTAAGAAAAGATTCTTGATACCACTATAAACCTTAGCTTCTTCACCATTCTTCTTAGCTTCGTCACTGAGCTTACTAGTTCTGATATCAGTAACGATATTGAACTTAGCTCCTGGTATTGTTCTTGCAATCTCAGGCAAGCTACCAGAACCGCCAGTCAGAGTTTTGAATGGTGCCATTAACTGCTTGATCTTGCCTTGTGCAAAGTTAGTGCTACGCTCATCCTTACCTTCCAAGAAGAAAGACCATGATTGAGTGCTACCAACTTCTGGTAATGTAGCAGTTGCAGGCTTGAATGCTACAATACTTTCCAGCTTAACTGTCAGCTCAATTGCTGCTCTTGTGTCATCGCCAATTTCAATGTCACGACGTTTCAAGCTAACACCTTCTACGCTATATGTACCTACTGGCCAGGTAACAAACTCAGGAAGATCTGGTAAGTCATCTATCGAGAACTCAAACATCTCCAATTCATCATTTGCTTGTGCGTTCATTTCAGTTGTCATTTTATTTACCTATTAGGTTATTGGTTATAGATTAAAGATTAAAGTTACTACGTGTTACTGCTATTACTATCTAGTTCTTACTTCTCCTATTGTTGTTGTGAAACCTGCTGCGTTCTTGTGACCGCCGCCCCCAAAATGCTTAGCTAGTACTGTACAATCTACATCACCTACTGATCTGAGGCTGCACTTAACAAGCTGCTTAACATGATCGTTACTATAAATAACAGCGATACAATCTGGGTGCTGCTCAGCTAACCTATTGCCAAGTTCTGATGCTATTGACGCAGGGGCATTACATTGCACAATGTTAATTCCAAATTCATCTACCATAGACTTACTAGCGGTAGCCATACATTCCTGAATCAGCATTTCCTGGGTTGCTATTACTGCTCTGCCTTTAGCATAAGTGTCATGCATCACTTCCAAGTCATCAGTATCGAAAGCATGAACTAGGAAATCCCAGTAATCGAAAGTGCGCTCTACCAATATCTTATTACTAAGAGCTGCACATATCTCCTTAGTGCCATTTAGCTTGAACTGCCATAGGTCTCTATCTTGAATATGACCTAATAGCATTGGCACTTGCTCGCTGATAGCAAAGTATTCCCAAGTCAGAACAGCGCCACTCTTGTTAAGATCATAATGAATATCAAGTCTTTCCCAGGGTGTGCCATTCTCATTGCAGTAACCGTCAGATTCCACAGCATCAATGAATGTTTTATGATGATCTATAATAGTAATATTAGCTGCCACTTCCAACATCTTAGCCACTTGCTCTGGCGGGAAACTGAAATCTACAATATAAATATCCTTACCTACAGTATCTATATGCTCTATGCTGTCACCATAGCTAACAGGAAAATAGCTGGCATTATCACCAAAGTGTTTCCATGTAGCATAAGCAGCACCGAATCCATCAAGACAGTGGGCGTGAAACAGGATTATTGGGCTATTAGTATCATTCATAATTATCTGCTCCTGCTAGGCTGTCATCACCATCATCATTGTCATCATCAAGGTAGTCTTCTTCATATATGGATTCCTTATCTTCCTCGATTTCATCGTTATCATACTCATTTTCTGCGTCAATCATTTCTTTGCTCCTAGTGTGAATGTTGGTTTTGCTACTTGATTGCCTTGGCTGCTTACTGTAGCTGATACATCTTTCAATACTGCACTTGCTTGTTGCATCCTATTATTACGACCTACTCCAGCCTCACCTCTGAATATAGGCAGTAAGCTCATCTCACCCATACCTTCTAATGCTACATCAAGGCGGCTACCAGTAAGGATTCTATTACTATAACCTGTATCCGAAAATGCCTTGTGCTGTAGATTAATCTTATCCATGTAGATAACATGTCCGAAATACTTAGCACTGTTAATAGCATAGTTCTTAGTTCCGATGCTAGGGACAATACGGACACCGCCATCTTCACGCTCAGCTTCAATCTCATGAGCAGTACATGCTACATGGAATGGCGCATTTTGAATTCTGGACATGATGCGATTAAGATACTTCATCTGGAACTCATACTCTGCCATGCTATCCTTATCCTTACGGGATGGCGCCCAGTCCAACTTGATGCTACTACCAAGATGCTTATTGCATGTACTATTGATGCTGGTAGTAAGCTGTGATAGGGAATCGAATACCACTACTGTCTCGCAGCCACCATCAGCAATGCTAGTAGGAATATGAATATCAGTCCAGCGATCAACCATATCTTTAGTGCATCTAGTGCAATCAACAGTACCATGATCGTCACAGATATGGAAGTCGCCACCCATTAGAATCTTATCAATGGTAGCATGGGCACGTGGCTCATCAATGGTATCAAGCACACTGATAAGAGTAATGCGTTCTTGTTGCTCCATTGGTAGTTTCAGCAGTGTATCCTTACCAGCTTCAATGTCAAACCAAATAATATTGAATTCTTTACTAAGTTCTCCTATTAGCTGTGTCTTACCAGTCTTAGGCGGTCCGAATACTAGCGCATGTTGTGGCGCTTTACCGCCAGCTAGTGATGATAACTTAGGCATGTCTGCGCTCCTGATAGTATTGTTTCTTAAGTTGCTGATACTTGGCTCTAGTGCAGTTTGGCTTTAGGATTGCAGTGTGATAATCTTTTCTCTTTGGGTCGCTATTCTTATGTATTAGCTGGCTATCAGATTTAACTGATCTATTAGTTAGTATCATTGCTGATCTTCTCAATCTTTTAGCTACTTTTGTTCTCATATCTCTTGTCCTGTTGCTTGTTTATAAAAGTCTCTTTCTTCTTCTGTTATTGGTTCATCTGATACCATCTTAGCTAGTATTGAATCCACTGTCATACTGTTAGTGTTATTGATTATTCCACCTTTGCTGATCTTACCTCCTGCTGATACTAATGCACGCTGAATTTTAATTAGCAGCTTAATGTCATCAGTATCAGATACTCTTGGTGATAATGCTGATTCTATTGATGCTAACTCATTTGCTGATAACTGTATTCTAACTGTTGCCACTGGCTACCTCCTATTCCTCAATCAAATTAATCTGGCTATTAATAATCTCTTCTAATGTGATATAGATATCATAGGGTGCTTTGCTATCAATGCTTAATGCTTCATCCTCCTGCTTATGAGTGCCTAGCAAAGCTGCTGTTGGCATTGTGCAATTATCCAGGAACTCACAAGAGCGGCCATAACTAACACAGCTTTCACCATGCTTAGGCCACTCACTGTTATTATCATAGAACTGCATAATCTGACATTCCATCAGCAAGTCCCTTATCCAAGTGGCTCGCTCAAGGTTATCAATAACAAAGTCATGAGCTACAAACTTATTAAGATAAGTCAGGTATTCATAATACATTACATTGAATGTCTGCAATCCCGGCGCTACTGTATCAAGTACTACTGAATAAGCTATGTTCTGGCTGCTGTTCTGATACTTAGCTGGATTGCTATGATTCATACCGCTAGTCTTAAGGTCAACTACTAGGATGCTGCCAGTATGCTTATGCTGCATTACTAAGTCAATATAGCCTCGATAGTAGAAGCCGTCAGGAAGGCTGATACAGAAACCTAACTCCATTGCTGGCTTACCATTATAGATAAGTATCTCATAGTCAGCTAATGGGGATTCAGGATATAGGAAAGCGAATTGCTCAATAGCGTTCCAACAATGCCAGAAACTCTTTTCTTTCTTAAACTCATAAAGTTCTAAGCGCCATTCAGTAGCAGCTAATAGCATAGCTTCTTGCAGATTACCTGTTGATAGGAATTGTTGGATACCAGTATGGAACATAGAGCCGTACACTGTATCTACTGACACATCGCCAAGATACTCAGGCCACAGCTTTCTTAGCTGGTATCTTCGCGGACAAGAATGTACAGATAGCACGCTACTATTAGATATTAATTTTAATCTACTATCCATGGTTTACGTACTCCTCTAAGTTGGTTTCCCTAAATTCTTTTAATACTTTTTCAGCAGTCGCTTTAACTGTAAACATACCAAGATGGTGTACTGTACCCTTTATTGTTACTCTAGCTACCCATTTATTTCTTTGCCTATTAAAACTTAATCCTTTTATACCAGAGGTATTATTAGACTGTAATCTAGTATTATGTTTGTTTTGACTTCTTGTAGCAAGCCTGAGATTACACAACCTATTATCATCTTTAATACCGTTGATATGGTCAACTTGTGTGTCATCAGGAATATCTCCGTGTATAGATAACCAAGCTAATCTGTGTGCTTTATATATCTTACCTTGTATGCCGATTACTATATACCCATCCTTATCTTTAAATCCAGCAACGCTACCATTAAAAGACCTATTATACTGGTTACGTAATCGTATTATTCCAGTAGTTGGTTCGTAAACAATGTAATCTAATAAGCGGCTATCCATGACACATGTTACCTTGATAACCTGCTCTTACCGGTGAGATTTTATCATTGCAACGAGGGTCATACTTGTTAGTGACTACCCACGCATTACCTACTTTGATTGCTGTGTTGTAGTCCATACCACAAGCTTTATTCTTACCAAGGTGCTTTGATATAAAGTTATTAGCTGCTTCTAATGTCGGGAATGTAGTTGTAAAATCATATCTTGATGTTGTCTTTAATCTAAATGTGTTCATCTTGTTCATAATAAATTCTCCACTGACTCTATTGTTACCTGTGTTCTGATGCCATGTCTTTCTATTGTTAAGTGCAATTCAATTAATGGTATTAGGTGATTCTCTACAAACCAGCGCATTGTCTTTGGGCCTATGCCTGTATTGATGGTGCGGTCATAATAGTAAGCTCTCATTCCATCATGTAACCAGTAATGGTCGTCATTAATGAAGTAATCAATATCATTATTAGTAACCTTGTGCATATCACTCCTGCTAACTAGCTGCCTAGCAAATCCATATAGCTGATAGAATTCTCTATTAGGACTTACTCTTAACAGTGCTAGTATTAAAGCAATATGCTGTTTAAGTGTTGGCATCTCAGTATTCATGTTATGATAACCATTCTGGTTTGGGTCGTCTGGTATAATGTAACAGGTTATGCTTACTTACTTTGTAGTAATAGCGATAGCTTGCTACTGTGTCATTAGGTATGTGATACAAACTTGGCATACATTTTGGCGGCTCTGTCATTGGGCCTGCTGGTAACAGTGTTATTGCTTTATCAAAAACATCAGCTTTGCATAAGTCACTAACAGATTGATGACTCTTATCATGCTGCCAGCGATAGTTCCACTCTAGTTCTAAGCTTATCATTAAATCATATAGCCACAGCCAGTTACCAACACTAGCGCCTGCCCATATAGTACAAGGATGGCTAACATGGGTACTCTTATAGGGAGTAATCTTATCACTGGCAACAGTATTAATAGCAGTACATAATAGCTGAGCTGATTCTAATATCATCTTAACTACGTGCTTATCACAATGACATTGAGCTGCTAGTACTGGGTTAGGGTCAAGATAGAATATATTCATAATAGTGGGGGGGGGCTATTCAAACATATCAATACTAATAGGAGTCTTGCTACCTTTCTTAGCTGCTGCCTTAGCTACTAGCTCAATACCTGACAGCTTACTGTAACCAGCAAAGATAGCAGCACGTTGTTCAGTACTGAGGATAGTAACTTGTGCAGGATCTTTAGCTAATGCTTTGTGAATTGTTATCATCTCATGCCTTACATCTGGTATTGATGATTCAATCTTACTGATAAGAGCTGCTAGTTGCTGCTCGATAGCTAGATCAAGATGATTAGCATAATTAGCAGGGCTATTAACCACAGCTTGCGAAGTAGTTGTTGTTGGTATTACTGGTTGATCTTGCTGCTCTTGCTGAATAGCCACAGCTTGCTCTAGGTGTTTAACCACTAAGCTGGCAGTTTGTACTATGGGCTGCTGAGTTGCTGGTTTCTTATTAGGAATTACGAAAGTCATTTTATATTCTCCATTCTGGTTACTATTCAAATCTGCTAATTGTCTTTACTGATTGGCTAAGCCTAGCATTGCTGCTTAGATGTTTATGATAGTCATCTTTACTTAGTAGCTTGATTACCATGCTATGTTTTATTGAATCATGTTTGCTATAAAAGTATAGCTGAGTGCCATATTCAAGCTGGCAAAATTCTGCAAAGTAGCTATCCTGTTTATGTAATCGGCCTAAGCTATCGCTGTATTGTTTATGGTGCTTATAGATTCTAGCATCTAGTTTGATTTCTAATTGCCTAGTATGCTTTAGTTCTTGCCACAACTCCAGGTATTTAGATTTACTTTTAAATGCTGTCAATAAGCTGGCTTTGTAGCTGCTATCATCAATAGCATCAATAGGAATTTCGGTGGCTGTTTGCATGGCTTATGCCTTTATGTGATTCTCTTACTATATGCTAGGCATAAAAAAGCCCCAAGGCTATAAAGCGCATGGGGCATGAGTTGCCATTGCTGGCTTTCTTCGGTAGGTTACAACACAATCAAGCCTTTTTAGGTGGAAGGCTAACCACTTGGAACAGGATGCGAATTATTCAAATTTGCCGATTACTGATTCATTGCTTGGATTCAAATAATTATCAGCTTTACCTATCAAGTTTTCAGCGAAAGCGGCATATGCTGTTTGCAATTCAGGATTGATTCCAGCAAACCATAAAGTAATACGGTCTTTAAATAGTTGAATAGTACGTTTGTCTGACTTGGTATTTTTAAAGCGGTTTTTAAATATTTCATCTGCTGATTTAACCAAACCTTCACGGGATACTGGTGTACCGTCAGCCTTTTTGAAGTTAGCCACGCCAAAATCAACAAATGATTTAATGGTATCAGCTACTAATTCATCGCTAAATTGTTTACCGCCGCCACGTTGGGCAGGTTCAGTATAGGCCAGAGTCCACAAGTCTAGTTTGCTGGTATCCAAGTCGGCATCAGTAAGAACGTAGGCAATTTTCGCTTCCAAGTTATCGCCAAAAGATGCTAATTTTGCACCGATTTGTAGCTGGGCAGCTTTATATACTTGATCATTGTGCAAACGAGCCAAGTAATTCAATAGCTTTTCTTTTCTTTCGTCGCTTTCAGTATCACTGAAAATAATATCAACAATGTTTTGTGCGCCGACTTCGGGAACAATGGTTGTTTCAAAGCTGGCGCGTTTTGGTTCGATTGTAACGCCATCCTTTTTGATTTCTTTGAAATGGAATTTTGTTACAGGGGCTTTAGTTTCTTGATTAGACATTTTAGATTCCTTAGCTGATTATCAGCTTTTTAGTGGTGAATTAGTTGGCTTGACTTAGTATTACTTATCAAGTGAAGCCAACTATACAGCAATATTTTTGTTTGTCAATAGGTTATTTTTAGCTGCTGGTATTACTTGCTATCTTACCTTTAAAGTATTCTGCCTTCTCTGCTAGTGTATTACCTTTAATTTTTTGCTTAGTAATTCCCTTTATTAAGCTATCCTTTTCGCATACCATTACTAAAGTTTCACGCGCACGAGTTACAGCTGTATATAACAGCTCACGGCATAGCATGTTATTGTGGCTTTTATGGAATAGCAAGAATACTTTACGCCACTCGCTGCCTTGTGACTTGTGAATAGTCATTGCATATGCAAGATCAAGAGCCAGTAATTCTCCTACTGTTTTTAGCTCTAGCTTTATGAATTCATCATTATGTGAATCGGTAAGTTCAATGGTTACAATATGGCTTGCTGCCAGTTTTGCGCCTTCCTCAATGCTATAGGTTGCATCCTCAATAAGTTTGTCTATATCTATGTCAGTATTTTGAATAAGCTTGAAAGCTTCATGTTCATTATGTCCGAAGTAATCTAAATGCTGGCTTGGGGCTTGGAATTCTGAGCCTAGATAGGATTCATTAAGCCTTATATCAACTATTGTTGCATCCTGTTTATCATATATGACCTTATCACCTACTGAATAATATAGCTTATGGAATGATGCAATAATTTCATGGGTAATCCTGCCTTCTTTTCTGGCTATATGATTACCGATGTATTTATTAATAAGAGTGCAATTAAATTTTTTGTCAGTTTTATCATTTACTTGTGGGCATAAGATTATATCTGTATCAGGATTATAAGAGCCTGAATCATAACCAGCATAAAACATTTTGCAAGTTTCAAGCATGGCATGTTCTGAATCTAGCTGCTTTGGATAGGGTATGATTTGCAGTTTTCCAGGTTCACAAAATGAAGCCATGTCAAATTGCATAATCGGTTTACCGGATAGGATTCTATGGGCAAGCCTGATAATGGGGCTTTCTAAAGCTTGTCGGTAAACTTCGGTAAGTTCTATTACTGGCAGCTCTAACAGTTTATAGCCTAATATAGCATGTCCGAAAACTGGCGGGAGCTGATTAAGATCACCAATGAATACAAACTGACAATTAGTTGATAACGCTTGTCTGAGTTCCTCGAATAGCTCAACACTGAGCATTGATGCCTCATCAATGATAACTGTCTGGATATTGTTACAGAGTGGATTTAATAGATTCCTTTTCGGTTCAAATACTCTTTTGTTTCTCATCTTACCAGTTTCCTCATCTAGCACCTCATAGAACACTGGGCTATATTCTAGGGATTTATGAATGGTAATGGTATTGGCAGCAATATCAAGTGGCATTTGGCGCTTTATGTTCTGAACGGCTCGCCTAGTATAGCTTGTTACCAGCAAGCCAGGCGCGCCTGATTTTATATACTTGTGGCTACTATCCTGAATATGCAGCACTGAGCCAGTTTGCATAAGAGCAGCGATTCCGGCTTGGGTGCATGTTGTCTTACCAGTACCGGCAGCACCAATAAGAACGCAAGAAAGCCCATTAGCTAGCAGGCTTGCAAACTCGTATTGTTTAGCATTGAGTATAATATCCTTACTAGAGCCATCAGCGTTCCAAGCTGTTATGATTTGGGGTATTGGTTGGTGGTTCTGGTTTTGTGGTAATGATAACTTTAATGGTTCTGGTTGCTCAGGTTGCAGCATTTGTGTAGCCGCTTTGCGGGTAGGAATTACTAATCCGCCAATAGTCTGATTAGTTGGTTTCTGTTTATATTTGCTTAGGTCAAGAGCCATAATAGTTAGCCTCAAATTGTAGGTGGTAGGTTATAGGATTTCAAACTTAAATACTTTTTTAAGCATAGAAACTTTTATTTTCCTTACTGGTTGGGTTTTAATTTCAGCAGTAAGTGATTCTATAGATTTTTCTGATTTATACACGTAAAGCCTAAGTTTTAATGGTTGATTAAGATAAATAGCTAGTTGTTGTCTGGTATAGCTGTTTTTGTTTGGTTTATACAGATACATAATGACCTCTTAATCCTAATAAATTAACTTAATAAGAGCCACGCTTAAGTCTAGCTCTTGACAGTGCCGAAAAGATACCGCTATTTTCCTTGCCTTATAGCAATCAATTAAGCCATTATTGCTATCTTGAAAAATAACTTGATAGCTTATGCCTTCACGCTCAATTATTGGGGGCTTAGAATCAAGAGCGGAACTTATCTGGCTTATAAAATGGGATGGTGTCCAATTTAGCAGATAAGCGCGCACTATACCCGCCTGCTTAAGTGGTGCGATATTCCATTGATGGTAGATTGCACTGATAATATCTAGCTTAGATTGATGTTCTATGGATTCCAGTAAATAGCGATTGATGGATACTGGTTTGGTCTGATTGATTGAAATGGTAGTTTTCATGTTATTGAGCCTCGTCATTTTGTGGCAGGTGATATACTGCCGTTGCCGCCATAGTTGCCATAATGCGCAACACCTCAGCATCATAAGCCATTGCAGCTATAAAACCTTGTGGCCTTTCTCCTAATTGAGCCATTGCTGCCTGCCTTAGTTCCTGCTCCTTATCTTGTTCTGCTTGGTTCTCTAGCATCATTGCACCATAGGCATTATGTCCACCAGATTCCAGCATTAGCTTGACAGCTTGGTATGCTTTCCAGACATGCAGATTATCAAGCGATAAACAGTCTGTAATGGTATCCAGCAATTGATTACACTGGGCGCTGGTAATTGGCGCTATTGGCTTGCTTTCTAAGGTATGAACTAAGCCTGAATACTCTATTATATATCTCATGTGCTCACGTTCTTGCCTATCTTGCCAGTGACTTGAGGGTATCGCATCAATGACATATCGGCTTAGTGCTTTAATATAGCGGGATGGTTTTCTGCTGGAAAATGCTGATAGGTGGGATAAAAAGTTAGCTTTCTCAGCGTCACGCTTCTCTTGATATTGGCGATAATAGCCTGCATGGTAATCAGCAATAGCGGCAAGCCATAACTCGCAGCTTGTAACCATAATGGATAAGTCATGGTTATTACTAGAATCAATTATTATGCTCGGAAAATGTGCTAATTGGGATTGCGGCCATGAAGGACAAGATAGGCTGAATTCAATCACTTCCGCTAATAGCGGCAGGGATTGAGCAATTTGAGGTTCTTGATTGATTAGGCTGGATGGCAGGTGAGATGCTGCCGCTACCCATGTTACTAGCTGGCTGGAATTGAAAAGTGCAAGAGCTAAGAGCCTGCTTTCTGACTTGCTTAGTCGTTGCCGCTGCCAAGCTGCCTTATATATCCTTAATAGCTCAGCCCTAGACAGGCTAAATATAGGATGCTGCCACTCTTGCCTAATAGCTGGACTGGCGAATTGTGGTAATTCAGACTCTAAGCCTGATATTGTACAGAATAGTCTCATAATGTTAGCCTCAATGGGTGTTATTGTAATGGATGTTATAATTCTAGTTCTTTAACTATTTTAAATAGCGCGGTTTCTATATGGGAATCATTCAAATAACTATACAACGTAACACTTGCAAAGCTATATAATTTAGCAGCACTGAATAAATCCCAAACAAAGCGTTTTTCTTTATTTTGGCCTAAGCCTAGTGCTTTATGTTCTGTTACTTTCTGCCTATCAAGAGAGTTGATAGCAGCTTTCATTTGTTCGTAATGTTCTGGTTTGATTTTCATAATATAGCCTCAATAATATTAGTGGTGGTTATGGTTTAGGATAGGGCTTGATGCTGCAATAGCATGGGCAGCTCTGATTCTAGTCTTTGTGGTAATGGCTCGCAGTATGCCGCTACGCGGGGCGCAAACTTATATCCTAATCTATGTAAGTCAATAAGCTGTTTAGTGCTAATAGCGGTATCCTCAAAATGGCTGATTACCTTGCCATTCCTAATTAGATCATATCTCATTCTATACACTCCTCATTCCTCATAAGTGCAAAATTACATCAATAAATACTGCATGAATGGCAGCTATTGCTACCAGTTCAAGCCAGCTCAAATCCTGAATTCTATCATATATCATAAAAACCTCATATTGTCAATGCTCAATTATTGGGCTAAAAAATAATAGATTTGCGCAAAAGTGGCTTAAATGGCATTGTGGCTTAAGTGGCTTATAGCCTCATTTTGGGCCTTGGTTGCCTCATTCCTATTACCATTAGCCCTGTCATCTCATCCTCTCACTATTAGCACACTAACAGGTAAACCTTATACTGAGAATATCCCTCAATTATGAGGAATCGTACACCTATATATACCCTCCTACTTAAAAATAGTATCTTAATAAAGATATAGTATCAGTCTCAGCTCTACTGAGGGAGCTATTAGTAGTAGGCGGTGGTAATAGCTGGTGGTAATAGGGGAAACCGAAATGGGGGGAAAATGGGGGGGAAAGCCATTTGAGCCATAAAGCCATTTGAGCCATGTAGCCACTTTGGACAAAAAGCCATTTTCCCGCCTAAACATCAGTTTTAGCTCAGTTTCCTAGCTCTTACTAGCACTCTAGCGCCATTAATAGCCTGCATTGCTTCTGACTTGCTCCAAAATGGGTTCCCTTTATTTGCTTGGCTCAAACCATCATAAGCAATGATAGCAAGCCTGTTAACTAGTATATATTGTTGTGTGGTAGTGCTGGTCATGGTTGATTACTCCTATTAAAAGATGATTGATACTGCATTGAGAACTACTTTACTCCTAGCAGTATGGATACCTGCACACGCTAAAGCCTGTTCAAGTCTATCCGCTTCCGCCTTGTCATTACATATAACAGTATCCTCACTGGCTCCCTTAATGCTAGTAAACATGAAGGCTTTAGGTTTGCCTAGTATTAAACCATATATGGTATTTGCTACGTTTACAGTCTCCGATTTGGTCATGTGATAGCCTCAAAGGTTAAAAGTGATGATTGCGTGATTACATTAATACTAATGCAATCACTATGCCAACTCATGCAACAAAATAAACCTAGTATTATCAATAGTTTACCAGTATTATCATTAGCTAATATACCAAGCCACGCACCATAATGGTGATTCTATGCACCATATTAGTGATTCTGCACCATAATGAGGCATCGCAAAATACTTAACCAGTACCATGCAATGTTATAACATAATAGGCCGGGGCCAAAGCCTTTTTAGTTCTGACGCCGCTCCCCCTCCTATTGATCCAGCAAAATTTTCCTAAACTTTTCCAGCAAGCTTTTCTCCATTGCTATTAGTATTAAGATTAAGATTCAGGTTACTGGTATTAGGGATTCCCACTCGGCTGCCGCACTCCCCTGGCAGGAGCTATTCCTTATATATAATAGCAACATGCTTTAGAAAAAATAATTAGTCAGAAAGGAGCCGCCATGACCCAGCCAGTCACCCAAACCCATGAATTTGAAGGTATCCAAGGCCGAATTTGCAAATTGCTCGGTCAAGGTATTGAAGCCCATAGAGTAGCCTCAGCCATAGGATGTGATCCCAGCTATATCAGTCAACTACTATCTGATGATGCTTTCAAAGCGGCTGTGCAAGAATACAAGCTGGCTAATCTGACAGAAGCAACAGCAAGAGATAAACGTTACGATGCTATTGAAGATAAGTTACTAGGCAAGATTGAAAGTGATATTGACAACAACCCGCTAGCATTTAAAACTACTACTGAGAAAGTCAGGAACTTGGTAGCTATTAATGGCCTCAAAAGAAGGGGCGCTAACGGTGATAACAATATTACAACTGTTAATCAGACTGTGGTACAATTAATGTTACCAACCCAGCTAATGCAAAGATATGTTAAAGATATTAATAACCAAATAGTGCAAGCTGGTGATAAGAACCTACTAACTATGCAATCCTCTCAATTGGAGGTAATAAGTAATGAACACTCAAATGACCCAACACAGAAACTCACACACTCAAGTCACAGATCAAGTAAGATTGCCTATTATGAATAGCCGCAAATCTACTGGCCACCCTGCTCAGAAAGCTATGAATAGTGCTGCTTTGGCTATGCTAATGGCTATGAGAGAGCAATATGCAGCCTGATAAGAGCAATGATAATAGTCAGAAGCCAGCGGCAGCATCTCACCTCATTGCTACGGTCAACGTAACGAGAGATGCTATCAGCTCTGTATCAAGACCCATAAGAGCCATTGCTGAGATTGCCACCTTGGTTACTAATAGGCTTATCGGAAACAGGAAATAGGAACCAAATCAAATGAGCAGCCAACTCCCATCCCTTTACCAAGAGGTAGGTCAGACAGCTCTTGACCACCAGCAAGCATATGAACTAGCCAGACAAGACCTTGACTTCTTTGCTATGCTGGCTTTGCCCCTTGTTACCGAATACTCCTATCCTGAAACCTATCATATTATATGGCAGCTATTGCAAGACTATAGTCAGCGTCATAGGGACTTTAGTAAGATAGCAGTAGGTTTTCCTCGTGGTTTTGCTAAGACCTCTTTAGTAAAACTAGCAATCCTATGGATGATCATCTTTACTAATAAGACTCATATTGCTGTCATCTGCTCCACCGCCACTCATGCTCAGAATATTATCAGTGACATTGCTGATATGCTTGATGAGAATAATATTACTGCCCTTTTTGGTGACTGGCGTGTTGGTATTGAGAAGGATACACAAGAGCAGAAACGCTTTGGTTTTAAGGGAAGGAATATTGTACTTACTGCTATCGGTCAAGGTGGCTCTGTTCGTGGTCTTAACATTAAGCATCAACGTCCTGATGTTATGGTATTCGATGACATACAGACAAGAGAGGATGCTGATAGTGAATTGGTAAGCAGCTCAATACAACAATGGATGTTAGGAACTGCTATGAAAGCTGCTAGCCACAAAGGCTGTCTCTATATCTTTTTAGCTAATATGTATCCCACTCCTCACAGTATATTAAGGAATCTCAAGCATAATACTGAGTGGATTAAGTTCATTGTTGGTGGCATCCTTGCTGACGGAACCAGCTTGTGGGAGGACTTGAAACCTCTTAAGCAGCTATTAGATGAATACCGTAATGATGCTAATTCAGGCCATCCTGAAATCTTCTATGCTGAAGTGCTTAATGATGAGACAGCTAATGCTAATAATAACATTGATATCAGTAAGATTCCTACCTACCCTTTCGGAGAGGATGAGATAAGTGCTGGCAACTTCATTATCATTGACCCATCTAATGATAAGACTAATAGCGATAGTGTAACAATTAGTGTCAATTGCATCATTGCTGGTAAGCCAGTTGTGCGAGTTCTTGATGAGGGCCGCTATTCTCCTGAAGAAACTATTACTAGGTCATTGAGGGCTGCTATGCAATGGGGATGCAGCCTTATCTGTATTGAGGCTAATGCTTACCAATACTCACTTAAGTTCTGGATGGACAAGTATAGAGTAAGACTAGGCTTATATGAACTAGCAGTAGAACCTATATATTCCGGCAGCCGCAGTAAGAATAGCAGAATCCTGGATATGTTTAAATCCCTGACTACAGGAGAGATACTAATACATCCAGATGCTTGGCCATTAGCTAGTAGGCAGATAATAGATTTCAATGCTCTTAAGACCAACAATGTGGATGGTATCTTAGACTGTATTACCTATATCCCTAAAGTTCTTACTGAATTTAGTCATAAGATTACCATTCATAACATGATGGCTTCTGGTGATAGCAATGAAGTATGGGAATTGGAGGAAACTTGTGAATTTTAACTTGGAGATAATAAGTGCCAGACCCAATACTAAATAGAAGAGGTTGCGTGGAAGTTAGTGCAGAGGCCGCCAAAGCTAGTCCCAGTATTCTGCTAAGGCTTCAGTCACAGCTAGCGGTTAATGGTATTACCATTAACTATGCTACCGACACAATGACAATACATGGCTGCTCTACTCTATTCGATGAGATAGAATCACACCAACTTACTCCCAGGTATGAGTGGAAGCTTGGCCCCAATAACGCAGTAACTTATACTAGGAGAAGCTAATGGCCTCAAGCCAGACAATACTAAAAATATCAAAGGAATCGCAAGCAGCTCTGGTATCCTATATGTGGAATATCAGAACCCGGTGGACTTATTTCTATACCATTAGGCAGGTACTTGAATCTGCTGATAGAGAATATTATCGGGAGAATAACAGAGGAGAGGAACATCAGCGTGCCCGCCTTGCTAATAACTTAGGTGATGCTAGTCGCTTCCAAGATGTGACAGTGCCAATAGTAGCTGACCAAGTTGATTCCTGGACAGCGTTCATGACTGAAGTATTCTGTTCGCAGACTCCTGTATTTCCAGTAGTAGCACCACCTAAGTATGCTGATGCTGCATTGCAGATGAATGCGCTATTAGATAAGCAGGCGCGCAAAGGTCGTTGGAAATCTGAGCTGATAAAGTTCTTCAGGGATTGTGGTAAATACGGTCTTGGTGCTTGTGAGGTATCCTGGACTAAAGCTAATACTGCTCTCATCGAGACTGATCTCAAATTCAGTAGCAAAGAAGGTAAGCCTAGGAATATTATCTGGGAAGGTAACAGCATTAAGCGCCTTGACCTCTATAATACATTTTGGGATACCACAGTGTTACCACAAGATGTTGCCACTAAAGGTGAGTATGCAGGCTACCATGAACTAGTATCTAGGAATCGCATTAAGCAGATAATAGCGGAACTTGGTGAGGATGCTATTATCCCTAATATCAATGCTGCACTTAATTCTGGCACTATGCTTACTGAATACTATGTGCCGCAAGTGAACCCAGAAGCTCTTACTGCTGTGCAGTCATTAACACAAGGTATGGATTGGTTCTCTTGGGCAGGATTGCAGAATAATAGCGGAATAGCTTATAAGGGTCTCTATATTATTACCACCTTGTATGCTCGTATCCTTCCTGCTGATTTCGGTATTCAGGCACCACAACCTAATACTCCTCAAGTATGGAAGTTCCTAATAGTCAATTTCAGCACTATCATTTATATTGAGCGCCAAACTAATGCTCATGAGATGATACCAGTGCTATTTGCTTGCCCCAATGATGATGGCATTAAGTATCAAACTAAGTCATTAGCAGCAAATATGAAGCCATTCCAACAGGTGGCATCTGCTCTTATGAACTCAGTAATGGCTTCAAGACGTAGAGCTATTAGTGATAAAGGCTTATTCAATCCTCTTTATGTGGATGAAAAGAATATTAATAGTAAGAATCCTACTGCTAAGATTCCTATTAAGCCTGCTGCCTATCAAGGTGTGCCTCTTAATGAAATCTACTGGCCAATACCATTTAGTGATGACCAAGCCAGTATCAGCTTGCAAGAGACTCAGTTAATAGGACAGATGGCGGACCAACTTGCAGGCCAGAATAAAGCGCAAAGAGGTCAGTTCCAGAAAGGTAACAAGACTCTTAGTGAATACCAGGATGTAATGTCTAATGCTGATAGCAAGCCTAAGTCAGCAGCTATTGTGCTTGAAGATCAGTTCTTCACCCCAGCTAAGCACATTCTTGGTATCAATATCATGCAATACCAAGGTAATGAATCCCTCTATTATGCTGATACTGATAACGAGGTGATTGTTGACCCGCTAATGCTGAGACAAGCTGTGTGGGAATTCAAGATTACTGATGGTGCTATCCCAGCTAATACTGAGATGCATGCGGATGTGTGGCAGACAGCGTTGCAAATCATAGGCAGTAGCCAGCAATTGCAATCAGGTTATAATGTAGCTGGTCTTTTCTCCTATATGATTAAGTTGCAAGGTGCTGACATTAAGGAATTCGAGAAACCTAAAGAGCAACTTATGTTCGAGCAAGCTCAAATGCAATGGCAAGCAACAGTAGCCCAGATAGTGAAAGCTAATCCGCAAGCCTCTGCACAGCAATTTCCTCCTCAACCAGTACCTGCTGACTATGGTCTTAATCCTGATGGCACTGTTGCTGACAAGTCTGGTGAGCAAGAGGAGAAGCAAGAGAGTCTGATACAGCAGATTATGGAAGCTGGTATGCCAGGAGGTGAGCAGCCACAAGAGCAGCAGGAGCCAATGTGAAAAAGCAAAGTAGTAGTGCCAAGCATAATGCTGATAAAGCCTATAACCTTGGATACAAAGCTGCTACTAACGGGGAGCCAATAACCTCTAATCCTTTTGTGACTGAGAGAGTTATTGGCTTACATAAGTGGTGGGAGAAAGGTTGGCATGAAGCTGATAGCGGTTATGTTGATGAGACATTAGAATCAGGGCCAGACTGAGTGGGAGCGAAAAAACCCGACCTTGACCCGAAACGCCAAAGCCGGCCTAGGCACCGATGTCAATGGCAGCCCGGAGAAAAACTAATAATGCGAGCGTAGCGAAGCATGGTTTTTCGAGGACTGAGCGTAGCGTCCATTGATAGCGGATGCCGGCAGGCGTTATAGTATTTCGGGTCGGGTTTTGAATGAAGGCTGGCAATAAAATAATAGTAACAGAGTGAGCAATAATGATACTATATAGCGTAGAGACATTAACCCACTTCAGGTGCACTGTGTGTAATAAGTGGTGGACTATAGGTGATTGGAAACCATTACATAACATGACTTGTCCTCATTGTGGTTTTATTCACACTCAATTTAATAAAGCGAGTAAGATTGATGCAGATACAGATTAATAGTTTTACCCAATTCTTGTTATCAGATGAAGAGCAGCAAGCAGGCTACCATCTGACAGCAGAACAGCGTGCAGTAATACAGAATGATATTGCTGAGTGCGCAATGAAACGAGCTAATATTATACATGATTTAGCCAATCCTGGTAAGAGCCTCTTAGAAGATGCTGCTATCAAGGGCCAGCTAACCATGTTACAATATATGCTTCAAAGAGCCGATGCAGTAGCATCAATACTAACAACTGAGGAATAAGGAATCATAGCCATGTCATTTTTAGATAAAATCTTTCCATCATCAACACAACAACAAGCGGCCACACAACCAGCTCCTGCTGTTGCTGCTCCTGTTGAGAATCCAGCTCCTGCTGCGCCAGCCGCACAACCTGACCCATTTGAAACCTTATGGCAGAATGATGACAAACAAGGTAGCCAAGGTGGTATCAATTTCAACTTAGATCCTGCGCAGTTAGCAGAGATTGCTGGTAAGATTGATTACTCACAAGCTGTTACTCCTGAAATCCGCCAACGTCTTGCTATGGGTGGTGAGGACGCAGTTACCGCTACTATGGAAGCCCTTAATGCTGTTAACAGAATGAGCTACCAACAAAATGCAGTAGCCACCACTAAGCTTATTGAAGCTGCTGTTAAGAGTACTGAAGCAAGTATGGATGAAAAGATTCAACGTACCATTAAATCCATGGGTCTGGCGGAGAATGTTACTGCCACTAACCCAGCACTATCAAACCCAGCTTTTGCCCCAATAGTAAAAGCAGCCCAATCACAAATCATTGCTAAGTTCCCTAATGCTTCGCAAGCTGATCTCAATAAGATGCTTAACCAGTACTTAGAAAAAGCTGGTGAGGCATTTAATCCTGGTATGGTGAAGAAAGCTAATGCTCCCGCAGGCTATTCTAATACTATTGCTAATACCCAACAAGAACAGGACTGGGCCGCTTGGCTTAGCACTGAGTTTCCATCTTAACTCTTATTAATAACTTATCGAGGTAAATATTATGGCTAACTATGGCCCTTTTAATCCTGGCTTTTCAGGCTCTCCACAATTGTCTAACTCTGGCGGCGGCGCTTTTGACATTGGCGGTTATCCTACCGCTACCCCTGCTATTAACTCTGATTTGGTCAAAAAGTCATTTGCCACTATGGTGCAGTATCTGCTGCCTAAAGGTGATGCAACTCTTTTCGGCTTATCAGCTCGCTTGAAAGAAGAAACTGCTACCCAGATCGAGCATGGTTTCTACAGCAAAGTATTGGTATTTCCTTTATTCCAAGCTGCTGTCAACACAGCTATTACTAACGTAGCTACTACTGTTGTTGCTGTTGACGCTGCTTCTGCTGCATTGGCTATTCCTAATAGCTTGTATAAATTCATTGGTTACTACAATACTAGCACCAACGTATTCTCCTCGGTTGATACCACATTGGCTGGCGAGATTATTCAAGTAACAGCTGTATCTGGCACTAACATCACTGTTGCCCGTAACATCGGTGACTCTGCTGGTACTGGTATTGCCGGTCAAGGTACTGCCTACACTGCTACCGCTAACTTGGCACCAGTATTCGTGCATATCGGTAATGCTTTTGCTGATGCTAGCACCAGACCTAACTCAGTTCTGACTAAAGAAATTCGTGTTGTCAACTACACACAGATTTTCCGTAATGCTTGGGCTGTCTCTGGTACTGTTGCTGCTATCCAAAACCTGGTAGGTGATACTAACATTGCTAAATCTCGCAATGAGTGTGCTCAATACCATGCTAAAGATATTGAAGCATCCATGATCTTTGGTAAGGGTGCTATCGTTTCTGGTATCACTAGCGGTTCTGCTAACTACCAAGGCCGCACCATGAATGGCTTGATTGCTCAAATCAAGGATTCACAAGCTGCATCACTGTTCTTACCAGGACAAGATTCTACTGCTAACATTAAGACTGCCAATAGCTCCATTTCTGGCACTCCTACTGCTGGCGCTCTTAGCATGGGTGACTTGGAAGACTGGGCTAATGCTCAATTCGATATGTCTTATGACCCAGGTTCTGCTCTGGAACGTGTTGTATTCGTAGGTCGTACTGCTCATACTGTTCTTAACAGATTGGCACGTGCTAATGCTACATACTTCATGGAAAACGGTAAAACTGAGTGGGGCTTGCGTTTCAGCCGCTTGCATCTGACTCGTGGTGACTTAATTGTTATCGAGCATCCATTGCTTAATACCAACTTCTTCTGGCAAACTCTGGCTATTACTGTTGATATCTCAGCTATCAGTATCGCTTACATGATTGGCCGTAAGACTAAATCTGAAGAATACAACCAAGCTGGTACTGCTGTTGATAATGCTATTGACGCTGTGGGTGGTTCGTTGTTGTCTGAATTGACAATTATGAACAAGAACCCAGCAGGTTGTGGTGTTATGACTAACATTAGACAAGCTGTCGGCCCTGCCGGTACTGTTGTAGCCTAGTAGTATAACAGCAGCTAGTTAGTAAGGATTCATAGCCAAGGATGGCTCTATTATAAATGATTGAGGAAAATAACATGGCATCAAAAGTATATGATTTTGGTAACAGAGGTGTAGTAATGTCTCTTGACTTAGGACTTGAACTCGGAACTGTTAGTTTCAAAGACGGCATCTCCATAGTTCATGATGAAGCTAAGCAAGAAGCTCTTGAGAAGTGGCTTAAAGCTACCAGCGAAGGCCAATACTCTATTCGCGAATATGACCCAACAACTGAAGCGGCTCCTGTTGTGCATACGATTGTAGGCTCTAATCAAGCCAATAACTTGGTACAAGGCATTATGACCAGCATGGGTACTAAGCCTAATGCAGCAGTAGCTGAACTGGATAGTCAATTAGCGCAAGCTTTGGTAACTGGCACTGTTAATGAGCTGGTAGCTGAGAACCCTGCTGTTATGGAAGGTGCTGGTTTTATTGAGAATAGTGCTCCATCTGCTCCAGCAGCTCCCACTAAGCCACAACTAGGTGCTAAGAAATAAGGAGCAAGGCTAATGACAACATTTGCGGAATTACAGGATAGTGTTATTACTGTCACTAAGCGTCCTGACTTGGTTAATGAAACTATTCTGGCGCTTAAAAGAGCTATCATTAAAGAACACTCAGCAATGGATTATCCAAGGGATTTAGCTAAGAAGCTACAAGCTCTGACTCAACCTAACCCTAACAATTATCGTTATGAGTTGTCATTAGCTTCTCTTGGTATGCATCCATCAGCTAGAAAGATAATGGAGATTGAGGAAGCATTAGCTAGTCAACCTGCCAGTATCCAATCTAGCTCAGGCTATTACGGTAAGCTAGTATTCAAAGAGCGGGCACCTGATAACTTATTCGATGGTTATAATCAAGAGTACCAATCCTATTGGTACCGCTTTGGCAGTAACCTTAATATAGTAGCTCCTAGGCAGGTGGATAATGTTCTTATCACGTATTATGCTGTACCTAGCACTAGCGTGTTGGCTAACTATTCTGATTGGATGGCTGACCTTTACGATTACGTGCTATATACTCATGCTGCTGCTGAGATATTTAGAATCATTGGTAAGTCTGAGGAGTATAAAATGCAGCTAGCTATGACTCAAGAGAACAGGCTTGACATTATCAGAAATGAAATAGGAGCAATCTAATGGCATACATTGTTGATGCAGCTAATGCTAGTGCCCCTCTTGCTAGCGATTATTCTGGCCCATATACCGCTGAGGAGATAAGAGCTATTAAAGCTTACTATCTTGCTCAATTCAGTAACATTACTACCCAGCTTAATGCTCTTAACTTGGCTGCTGTAGGCTACCTTAAGAATTCAGGCGATACTAGTCTTGGGCAACTTAAGGTTCCACTGGTTCCAAGTGACCCTGAATCAGCTACTGCTAAGCAGTATGTTGATAACTTAGTTGCTACTATTCTTGGCTCCATATCAGGAGCTGTAGTCAATCAGGTAATGTTCTTAGGTATCAGGCAAGATTCAGAATATAATCTAGTAGCTGATTACGGTACTGGTACTTGGGATACCGAGGATTACGAATCATGGACATTTGCACCAAATAATACTAGCCTAGCAATTAATAATGCTGGCGAATTGATATTAACTTACTAGGAGATATGAATGACAACACTTAATTTAGGGCAGCTTGCTATAGTGTGGAAAGGGGCCTATAGTGGCGCCACCACTTATACCAAGAACCAAGCTGTAAGCTATAATGGTAATAGCTATGTATGTAAGGTAGCTTCCGTTATTGGTCAGATACCAACTAATGCTACCTATTGGGATATTATGAGTCAAGGTAGTAATGTGCTTACCACTACCGGTGACTTGCTATTCCAGGATACCTCAGGCGCTGCAAGGCTGCCAATAGGAGGTGCTGGTCAAGTGCTTACTGCTGCCACTTCAGGTAAGCCCGCTTGGGCTAATAATACTAGCTACAAAGGGCCAGAAGTCCTTACTAGCGATTTGCCCCTAGTAGCAGCTTCAGCTACAACCCCTTGGCTTATTGATTCAGGTACTAACTATTTTGCTAATAACGGATTGCCTAACCCTGCTTGTGGCCCAGTTAAGCGTAGCCAAGCAAGATACCTTGGCTCAACTTTCCATGTGTGGCTTAATGAGAACCATGAAGTTGTAGTAAGAGGTAATGATGTAGCATTTAGATTTGCTGGCACTAATAACCTTGGTGATACCTTTGGCACCAGAGTTCTTAATAACTTCTCTGCCTTAAATGGTGTTATGGCATCAGGAGATTATTTTGTTCAGGTTTATGTTGCTGGTAATACCTTGCTTGCACTTACTAAGCTTGGCTATGTATTTGCTATTGGTAGTGGCGCCCAAGGCTTGCTAGGTACTGGCAATACTACTGACCAGTATGCTTGGATTAAGATTCCATACTTAGGGCCTGCTAGTACTTATAACAGCTTACCTAATACTATTGTGGGCCTACATGTCGGTCAGCAATGTGGTATTACCCCTAATCCTACATATGCTAATACACTACAAGGTAAGACTGTTCATGCTATTGATGTGAACGGACGTGTGTTTGCTTGGGGTATTAATAACTTTGGGCAGCTTGGTATTGGTAGCAATACTGCCATCATTAGTACTCCAACACTCATTGCTGGTAACTCAGGCTTCCTAACTGCTGACCCGCTTAAGAAAGCTGTACAAATTAGCGGTTCTGGACTTCACACCCTTATTGTTGACAGTTCAGGTCAAGGTTATGCTTGTGGCGATAATAGTAACGGTGCTTTAGGTATAGGAACTACTACTAATAACTCAGCTAATCATTCATTTGTAGCTATCGCAGCTCTCACCAGTATTTATCAGGTTGAAGCGCATCAAGCTATGGTGACTACAACTACGCAAACAGGATGTAGCTCTTTTGCTATTAAGACAGATGGAACTTTGCTTGCTTGTGGTCAGAACACCTATGGCACTATAGGTAATGGTGGCACTACTCAACAGACAAGTTACCAAACTATAGCTGGCTCATATAGTAGTATTTATTTTACCTGGCTGTCAGTAGCAGCTCTTGGTGGAACCCCTGCGGCCCCTAATGGTACTATATATAATTGGGGCTACAATGCCAATGGTCAGTGTGGCAATGGTACTGTTACAACTCCAGTTAATGCTCCAGCACAGCCGAGTGCTACTGCACAGAATACTAACAGCTCTGTAACTACTATTGATGGCTCTGTTAACACTACACCTGCTGCATATCCTAGAACTGGTATCAAGTACGTGCTACCTTTTCAAGCTATGGTTAGCACAGGCGGCGGTTGGCTAATAGTTGATGCTAATGATGGCTTATGGATTCACGGTAACTGTGAAGGTATTAACATTGTTAGTGCTACTTCAGCATCAGCTACATCTAATCAGCTAGCTCAAAAGATTCCAGCTCCATGGAATACTGCTGATGGTTGGGGAGGTTCTCAAATTAATGCTATAGTCGATATGGCAAATAACGGTAATACTGACGCTATCAATGGCTCTGTAGTAATTGCATCCAGTGACGGTAGACAGTGGGCACTAGGTGGAGGTCAAGGTAGAAAATACCATGATGATGGATTCTTCAGTGCTCAATTCAGACAAGTAACAGCTTAAACAGTTTAACAGGGCTTATAACTATGACTCAGGTATACTATAGAGCAAACCTTAATGATGAAGAATTTCCTCTTATCAGCAAGTTTCAAGGTAAGACTGTTATTCAGCCAGCTATAGACCAGAATTATCAGCAAAGTCTTTTTGATAAAGGCGCTAATGATAAGGGCATACCTGAGGCATACTATATGCACAATGTAATGCCATCAATTCATGGTTATAAGTCAGTATCTTATGTTGATGCTATAGCTGGAGTTGATGGTGTTCTTACATTTGATAAAGTATTTCAGGTTAAGGACTTTGATGGTAACAGAGGACTTATAGCAATATGCTTGGAAGGTAAGACATACATGCTATCCAGTATTACCAGGGCGTGGAAGGAAGTGACACCACCAGGTCAACCAGCATCAGGTCAGGTTACAACTGCTAATGTTACTGGCACTACATTCATATGCTATGCTAACTGGGGCATATTCAGTGTTGATCTTATTAACCAAGAGCTTGACCCTGCTAATATACAATGGGATAGCCCACTAACCAATGCATCAATTACTGGTATTTCTGCTAGTAATAACTATATGCTAGCTCATGATGGTAGTACATTGTATTGGTCATCTGCTCTTGATGTGCTTGATTTCAAAGCTAGTCAGATTACAGGTGCCGGTTCAGGTACCCCGACTGCTGCTATTGGTAATATCATATTCTTGTCCCCAGTCGGTGTTGGCTTTGCTGTATATTGTCAAGGTAACATTGTTGTGGCCAGCTTCTCCGGTAACGTGCAATATCCTTGGTTATTCAAGGAGGCCCCCAATGGCAGTGGTATTGCTGATATAACTTCAGTAACAAGCACTGGTGAGGATAATAGCAACTATGCTTGGACAACAGCCGGACTGCTAAAGGTAACTCTTGGAGGCTGTACAACACTCCATCCTGCAGCTAGTGACTTTATCGGCGGTAGGGTCTATGAGGACTTTGACACAGCCACTAATACTTTCAGCTTGGAATACCTAGCTAGTAACCTTAAGGTGCGACTTGCTTTCGTGGCTTCAAGGTTCCTATGTATTAGCTATGGCCCAACTCTATATCGTTATACTCTTGTATATGATGTAGCTCTTAAGAGATGGGGTAAGCTTAAGCAAGATCACGTGCAGCTATTTGAAGTCAGTTATGAAGTGTTATTCAGTATTCCAACCTATTATGATATCGGGCTAGTATCATATCAATCTTATGCTACCGATACCTATAATAGTATGAGTGTCAATAAGAACATAGCACCATCAGCAAGACACTCTTTAGCAGTAATGGCAGCTAATGGCGCTGTTAAGATGGCTATTGTGGAATACGGAGATTACAATTCTGATGCTGTTTTGTTGCTTGGTAAGTATCAGATATTCAGGGCTAATACTGTAGCTATCCAAGGGTTCACTATTGAGAGTATTGATTCTGATAACGCCAATTTTAAAGTTAAGGTGCTTACTAGCATAGATGGTAAGAACCCTTATCTTACTTATGACCCCCATGAGGAGGTAGCTGATGGTATCAGACAGTATGATTGCTTATCAATAGGTCAGAATCATAGCTTGCTTATTAAAGGGGCATTTCATATTACAGCATTAGTGCTAGTATTCAGTAAGAATGGTAACAGGTAGGAAATAGGAGCAAGTAATGGCTGATAACTTTATTACACCAAGTAATACTATTGATATGAGGCTGCCTATCAGTCCTAATACTACTGATCCTGAAATGTTCAGGGAGCTTAGTATTATCTATACTGCTCTTAGGCAGCTTCAAACTGGTACTGATAAGTATCTTGATATTCCGCCTAATATCCAAGATTCTCCATATATTCTTACTTATACTGATAGGGGGCAATGCATTGAAACAACAGCAGATGTCACAGTTCCTAATGAAACTACGATCGGTTACAAGTTTCCCCTTGGAGCTACTATTAGTGTTGTCAATATTAGCTCAGCTAGCATTAGCCTCATTGCTGATTCTGGCGTCACACTCGTGTTAGCAGGTACTACTAGCGTTGGCGACAAGACTATTAGTAACTGGGGTTGTGCCACCATAAGACGTATTGGTTCTAATACCTGGATTGTACTTGGTGCTGGAGTATCGTAATGGCTGGCATCTTGCATATGATGAATGCCCCAATAGGCGGTAGCTCAGGTCTTGCCATACTTACTGATACAGCTAATGTCAATGTGGCCAATATGCTTACTGCTAATGGTTGGGATGGCATTAGTGTTGTGCACCCTGTAGTCAGTATTGGCGCTGGCGCTAGGGTATTCAGTGCCATTGCTGGAGTGCCAGCTTTGGATACTGGTACGCTGCCTACTGGCTCAACTGTAACTCTTATTAATAATGGAGCGATACTTGGTAGAGGTGGTGATGGAGGTGCTGGCGGTGATCTTGTTCCTGGAGGCGGTGCTGGCCCTGCTACCGGTAAGCCAGGAGGTTCTGGTTCTATAGCTCTTAAAGTGAGAGTTCCTACTACTATTACTAATAATGGCGCAATAGCTGGAGGTGGTGGAGGAGGTGGCGGTGGCGCTATGGGGCCAGGAGGTGGTGGTGGCGCTGGAGCTGGACTCGCTAACGGTGGTAGGGGAGGTACTAGCTCTAATTCTAGCCCTGGACTTGCTGGCGCTAATAGCACACTAGAAGCTCCAGGTGCTGGCGGTTACATGTGGACACAAGGAGGTAATGGAGGATTCTACGGAAGTGCTGGTGGTGGTGGTGCTTCATCTGTTACTGGCTCTTATAGCGGAGGGCTTGGAGGAGCCGCAGGGCCAGCAGTAGATGGTGACTCTTTAGTAACATGGTCAGTACTAGGAACCATATATGGTACTAGGATAGGATAATAACTTAATCATAATCGTGAGGAATTCATAATGGCATTACCAACTAATTCAGGTAGCAGCATCCTGTCTGCTATTCCATCCCTTGTTCAACTATTCGTAGGCTCTGGTAAGCAGACAGGCACCAAGACTACCACTTCTGCTAAGTCAGCCAGCTCTGCGTCCACTAATGCTCTTACCAGCATCTTAGGTCAGGCTGCTCCTAATACTAATGCTGCCGTGCAAAATGCTATTGACTTGATGTTCAGACAAGGTATGCCAAGTATTGGCTCTGCTGAAAGAGGCTCTGGCATATATAATAGTAGTGCTACTAAAGAGAATGTCAATCAGCTTGGTGCTACTGCTGCCGCTAAAGCTGCTGAGTTAGACTTGAATCAACAGAATAAAGCTACTGACCAGAAGATTGCAGCAGCAGGTACACTTGGTCAGCTTACCGCTACTGACACTATGACTCAAACTGGTACTGAGCAAACTGGGGCTGCTATTGACCCAATGATGGCCGCCCTTGGTATTGGCGGTTTGATGCTAGGCAGTAAGCTTATGAAAGGATTTGGAAGTGATAGCACTAGCGCTCCTGCTGCTAGTAACATTGACTTCACACCTACAGTTAAGACTCCTGATCTTGGTAGCATCTTTGATATTAACTTCGAGTCTGCTGCTGGTAGTATGGCTGAAGGTCTTAAGTCAGCTACCTTTGACCCAGTGTCAGGAGAGCAAAGAACAGGTGGAGGTTCTGAGTTCCTAGGTGTGCTGCAAGATGTTGCTAGTAACTATCTGCTATCAGGTATTGGTGGCCTCTTTGGTGGCAGCTCAGGAGGCTCTGGAGATTCTGGCTCTAG